GAGATGCCGAATGTGTCCGGAAGTTTCTCAGCGATTTCCAGAACATATGCGCGACGATCTGCGTTTTGCAGTAGGTTCAAATCTCCGAGGAGTTTTTCACCAACGATACGAAAGTTATCAACGAATCCGATGATGTCTTTGATGCCAGCGCCGTGATCCAGATTGACTTTAACGCCGCCTGCGTAGGTCTCCGCGCATGCCTTAACCTCGCGCAATGTTTGCGCGTCCACGTAAAGACCGTGTCCCTTCGCTTCTCCGACAGATATTATTGATACTCCTTCGATGACGTCGCTCATGCCGAGGCGGCGATGTCAAAAGAATCAGTCGTCGTATTGGTCGATGATGTTTTGCAAAAACATTTCCTCGAGCGCGGCCTGAGCGAGTAACAACATTTCAGCCTCGTCGTCTTCGCGGGAATAAGCGACATCGAATGAGCACGAAACTGACGGTTTTACTCGATTGGCTGAGATGTTTTGCGCATTCCCGCGAATCTCAACATTTGCGCACGTCGAAACATTGACCAGAGATCCCCTGCCTAGCAATGACGCGCCGCTAGTTTGCGCTATTGCGGAAATTGATATTTGAACGTCTGATGTTTCAATCCTCGCGGATACTCCGCGCTTTATATTAACGACGACCTTAGGCCCGTGCCGATAAAAACCGCCAGGCAAATCGCGACCGCTCACGATTGGTGGTGGCGGAGGCGGAGGTGTTACTGCGTTAGGGTCTAGAAGCCCCTGAATGCCGATTGATAACGGCGTGGGGCTTGGAAGCAGGCCCTGCGTTGCAATGAGCAGGCTGACTAGCATAGACTAGACCCGCGTTACGGTTGTGCTAGCCACGCCGTCGCCAGTTATGTTTTGCGAGATCGCACCAGCCGCTCGGCTTGACGGCGTGACGGTCAACGCGCTTCCTGATTTTAGTCCGTGAATGAGATGGATTTCTTGAACCTCTGGAACAGCGAATGCGGTGAGCGTGCTCGGGTCGAAAGCATCAGATGCAATAACTGCCGGTTGGAACTCGTGCACGTCTGCGGCTGCGTGATTTGATCCTGTGATTTGGAGCGTGTTGTTTGAGTTGAGAGAGCGCACGATTCGCCCGCCGTATGTTCCGCTTGCAGTGTGTCCTGACATTTCTTCATCCCAAACTGCATCTGCAATACCTGCTGTTGTAGCGGTTGATAGGTCGTTTACAAGAATCTCAGCGCTGCCGTTCCATGCAATAATACCGGAAGAGACCGGAGTGATCGCAGAGTCGTAAAAGACAACTTGATATGTGCCTGCCGTTATGGTCGGCATGTTTCCCGAATAAAATCTTGACGTGCCAACTTCCGAGCATGTTATCGCGGCCCCGACTGTGATCCCCGACTGAAATAATTGCGCCGTAATCGATAACCCGCTTTGCGCTTGTGCTGTGTTGAGTTCGTTCGCCATGTTCGAGAATTTTAGTTGTTTGTCGAGAGTTGCGCCATTGCGGCAATTACTGCGTCTTGAAATGTAATAGGCGGAAGTGTCCAATCATTTCGCGGGTTCTGATCTTGCGCAAAAATCGCAAGCACACCTTGCAAATATGCTTCGAGCGCGTCGAGTTCTGGGCATGATTTATTTGCGGCTGTCAGGTTGATGCGGAGGTAAATCAGCGTTGGTTGATAATCTCCCCCGAGACCGACGCTCTGCAAGTGTTCAAGCGCTGTTTGAAATGGTCGAGGCGCTGGAATCAACGAGAGCGTGGACGGATCCCATACCAGCGTCCCGTCCAGCAAATGCGTTGATTCCTCTTCGGTGAGCGTGATGGCAGATAAGTGTGCTGGCAGTGGATTTGCTAAAACCGTCCCCAAACTGACTGCTTGGCCGGTTGCTGTTTCGTAAACTAAATTCCAATTTTCCATAAATTAAACTCTCGGCACAGCGATTATACAGGCGTCGTATTTGCCTGGGTTTGTTGCAATGTTGTGCCGTATTGATAGCCGCGACCCAGCAGGAACTTCTCGACCAAATAAAAACGGCCACGTTCTGCGCATTGCAACAGATTCACTATTTGCAGCTGAGAAAATAATTCGCCCAAATGAAATTTCACTTCCCGCCGCTCCAACACCTATCTCGTAAAGCACCTCGTTAATGGTTGCGATGTCTGTATCCGATGATGACGGTGAGATGCAAAATGCTGAGTACGCCTGTGATGTTGATGCGGTAATCTCAACCCATGTCCCAGACGCTCCGCTCATTGCTGTGCCTGTGCTAGTCGCAGTGTCTGTTCCGAGCACATCAACGCTCGATGGTGTTAGAGACGCATCTCCAGCGTTGAATGCTAAAAATTCACGCGCTGGAATTGTTATTGTTTTACTAGCAACTACAGACTGCGCTCTTACCGCAATACGAGCCCCAGACGCAATGTTTACTGGTATTGTAAAAATACCTGTAGATTGTGCTCCGACAGCTATATTCGGCACAACAACGACCTCACTGCCAGCAGCACCCACTCCGATGTCCATAAGCGTAGCGGTGTCTGTCAGTGATGTGTTTACGTTTGTGATAACAAACGACAACAATGTGACTTGGCTCGACGTGCTGGCAATCACTTGCGACCACGCCCCCTTGGTGTGAGGAGTTGCTGACGCCGTCACGGTAACGGCAGCCGTGTTTAACGTGTGGCCTGTTACTTGAGGCCCAGCAAAAAACGGAATGTTTCGAAATAGCGCGGTTGTGCCTAGATATGCTTTTTGAAGAAATGGCATTTTATGGGTCGGTTATTATGTAGAGGGTTGATGCGTTTGGTGAGGCGATAGCATTATATTCCGCTTGAGTCAGTGACATCAAATTTGTAATTGCATCGGCTCCTGTTATGCCCGTCGGGTCGCTGACAAGCTTTGATTTTATTGCGGTCCCATCTGTTTCGAGGCCGGCTCCGAGCGAAAATCCTATAGCTTTCCCAGCCGAATCGTCCCATCCGTAAATCCTGTCTGCACCTAAGTCATCGGCGACTAAATCAGCGCCAGAAACAGACAGGATGTCGTCTAGTGTCGCCCCGACTGCACTAATGCCGCCTCCTCCGCCTCCGCCTCCGCCTCCGCCTCCTGACGGAGTTTGTGGTACCCATGCCGTGCCGTTCCATGTGGCAACCTGATTAGTCGCGGCTCCGCTCTGCGTAATGTCACCTAGTGCGATCGTGACTGCTCCTGTTTTCCCAGCCACCGATTTGACAGGAGCGACCTGAGCTTCTACGCCTCCAGAGTCTTTTACGTAGAGGTCGTTGTCGCTCTTTATGTATAGCGATGTGTCGCCTGAGTTCGGAGTTGTGCCGCTCGCGGTCTGCGTAAAAATTGCGGCGTTTGCGAAATTTCTGTCGGGTGATGGCATATCAGTTAGTTATTGGCTCCCATTGGCGTTCAACGCGATCTTCGAACCATACGATAACAGGCTGATAATCGCATTCGTTCCCAGGGCACTGGATCTTGACTAGTGGCACGAGCGTCGGGTCAGTCCAATTCTCTGGCAGTGGATATGGCCGAATGGTGTCAATGCGAGGGTTGCCATCATCATCCAGATCGACGCTAGCGAGATATTTGTCGCCGTTTGCAAAAAATAGTCCGTATGTTTTAAGCATGATATTATGTTCCGTATGTGAACTCGACAGCGTCCACGGTCGCCACCCATCTCCATGTCTCTGAAGCGACGCCTGTGACGTCTATCCTGAGCGTGTCATTAGTGTCATTCGCTGAGAGCGCTATGGATGTCCCTGCCGCGTTGTCTGATCCGATAGTAACGGGCGCATATACTTGGCTGGATGTTCCAGCGACGTTCTTAACGCAATACTGGCGCAAATAATGCGCTACGGCTGTGCCATCAGATTTTGCTCCGGTTATGTTTATTGTGCAGGCTATGATTTTTCCGGACGGGATCGACAAATATGTTGTCGCCCCGTCAAGCGCCATCTGCACTGCGGTGTTTGTTGTCGTTTTGCAACGTAAAACAAAGCGAACGCGTTGAGCGTCTCCGACAGAGGCAAATAGACCGGACGCATGAGCCTGCATCCCTAGTCGGTTAGCGTTAGCCGATGCCCCAAATGCGCCGCTGTTATTTCCGCTGGCAGTATTTTGTAGCCCGCAAGAAAACGATTGCTCGCCTGACGATGTGTTCTGGCTACCGCCTATTGCCGCCGCAAATGTATTTGACGCAACATTGAGCCTGCCGATTGCCACCGAAGAATTTCCTGATGCCGTGTTACCATTACCGAGAGCGACCGCCCTGATATTGGAAGCCGTGTTGCCTCTCCCAGCAGTAAAGGCCCCTTCTCCAGAGGCAATTTCTCCGCTGGCTGTTCTCGTGAGCTGAAGATCAACAGCATTCACACCCCTCGCATTCCCTCCTGTTGTCGTTCCGTCAGGTTTGGGGCCGAGTATAAATGCACCTGTACCTTTCGGTGTCAGCACGAGAGCGGAGTTGGTTTGCCCAGAGTGCTGATTGACTAACGCTACGTTGTTCTGCGTGCTCGTTGTGGCGTCGTCGATGTTTATGTCTGAGCCCTGAATCGCATTATTCCCTGTGCCGTTAGCCCGAACGATTGCGTTGTCTACAGTGCCGGGAGTGACACTGCCGCCGCTTATAGCTGGTTGTTGAATGTTTGCGCCAATCATGCGAGCAAGATGAGGGCGTTTTTCTCGGTAGGTTCAGGGAATTTTATTTCAAACGATCCGTCAAAAACCGGACGATCCGCGCCGAAATTTAAAGTACAGATGACTGAGTTGTTCTTCGATGCGTTGTATATAATCGCGCCGTGTGCGGTGAAGGATGCGCGGTCGATCTTCAAATCGTTGAATGTCACGAATGCGCTGCGGCCTGCCATGCCGTTCCTGAATCCCGTCAGCACATATCCGCCGCGCTCGTAGCCTGGTCCGCTGACTTCGCCAGCCTCGGTGTAGTGTGCGAGTTCCGGCCCGATCGTCGCGCGGCTCGTGTACAGCGCAATTTTGTAGGTGTCTGTCGATTGGTGGATGCCGAGCAGGAAGGCCTGCTTGGCTGAGAGTGCAATTCCTTGAGCGATCATTTTCTTTTGAGTTGTGCGTAGCAGACTGCTGCGCGTTCAGTTGTGTCTGGAAATTCTGATATCATAGTGTCATCCGACATACAGCGAGGGATGAAATCTTTTTCTGATTCTGTCCCCGTAGGGGATGGAATGACAAACTCGGTGGAGCTAGGCAGCGATAGGCTCTTCACTCGTCCGTGCGCGTCGCGTTGCAACGTCATTGTTTTAGCCTTGCTTGCTGCTTCATTTGCGGATATGCGCCGTGCCTTAGCTGCGGCCCATGTCTGGCCTGCGTCGCCGCCCCACAATGCCCATGCAATGCGGCCTGCGGAGGGGAAGCCCTCTTCACCTGGTTGAAAGCCCTGCCCCTTTTTATCAACTTCGTGCCGCGAAAAATAGGAGTGCATTCGCTTGACAGTTTCGTCGGAGAGGTTCTTGCCGTTGCTGATGTCGCGAGCGCGAGCGACCCCGACATTCGTCCCGCCGCGATTGAATTTTTCACGCCATTCGAGCCCCTTCTTTGCTTCTGCGATCATCCCAGAGGTCGGTTTGTTTTTTCCGTCCTCGAATTGCGAGGCCTCTTCTTGTTCCGTCGCTGGCTGCGGAGCGGTCTCGAGAGTAGGCTCAGGCGAGCTTACGGGCTGAATCTCATTCGCCTTCGGCATTGGAACTGAATCGGAGATATATTGAGGCGGGATTTCCATTTCCTCCGCAAGCTCAACAATCATTGCAGCCTCTTTCGCCCTTGCGCGAAGCGCCTCTTCGTAGTCCTCTCCAGCGTCTGCATAAATCTGCCCAGCTGTCTTGAGTCCAGCCTTCCAGAGCGCGATATCGGCATTTGCTTCTCGTCCGTAATCGATGCTGACCTTTGCTGGCCAGCACCAGCGGCCGTCAAGCAAAAATTCCGAATCGTCAATCTCACCACGTGCGGCGGCGTCGAGAAGGACGATGTTCTTGATGCGGTTTAGGAATTGTGATTCGAGGAGTCCGCGCCACCTTGCAAACGTGCGCTCTGCCATAGCTGCCTCCATGCGAGCCATCGGCCCGCTCTTGTCTGCGTCGAATGCGAATCCGTATGGCAGCCCTACACTCATGCAAATGTGAGATTGCACGAGCCGGATGAACTCGCCGAAAGCTCCTCCTGGTCGTTCGCTCTGGAACATTTCCATCTTCTCGCCAGCGCTCAAATAGTTAATCGTTCCCGGGTCGATGTTCGAGAGCTTTTCAGTTTGCCCGTTGTCATTCCGTGAGCTGGTCGCGAAATAGTCGGCAGCGTCCGCAGAGCCGTTCTCGGTCGTGATTACGCCGGTCTGATAACTCGCGTATTTAATCGCCTGGATCTCGGCCTTCAGCGCCTCTTGCAAGTCCCGAGCGGCGTTGAGAGCCGTTGCAAATGCGGACCGTCCGCGATATTCGTCGAGCCTCGTGGCGTCGAATAGGTGGATAAATTCAGAAGCAGATATCTCGGTTGGGTCAAGATATTGGTTGTTTATTGTCCGGACAAAAATTTGATATTTATCCGGCCTGCCATATTCGTCGAGCATGATACCGCCGATATATTTATCAGAGTCGATTAGTCGGTTATAGGGCGAGCCGATGCGGTCGGCCTCCACACTCTGCAAGCGGAGTTCACCGGCCTCGCGAACGATAACAAATCCACAGTCGCCATCGCGGAGGATTGCCATGACTGCGAGCTGTAAGAGGGTCGTGAAATCGTGTCTCCGTAGGAAATCGCACTTACTGCACCAGCTTGCCCAATATCGCTCAACCTGCGCGTCGAGATCCTTGTTGCCGGTGCGGGATTGGTATGAGAGCCGGCCCGAGACGTACGTGGCAAATTTCAGGAGTAACGAGCGAACCGGTGGGAAGTTATCGGCAAGATCGCGAGCCGCGCGGATGAGCTTGTAACGCTCGGCCGTGCCGCTTGTGTCCTCTCCTCCCGCGATGTTGCGGCTGATCCCGCGCTTAGTCGAGTCCAGAGCTGCGTCGAACCTGCCGAAATTGCGCAGGCGGTCTTGCGCTATCATACGAGCCATTGCGGCTTTAGGTGCAACAACGGCCAATGCGCGGGTGAGTAAATCTTGTTTCATGTCGTGACGTTGTTATGGCCTCTGTGTAGGGAACGCGGAGACAACTCTTTTCACTCGCGTGCCATTAGCGTTATCGATTGCGGCTTGGAGTTCCTTGATCGTCTGCGAAACTTCGCCTAAGTTGGCGCGGGTGAACGACCGCCCTGCGATGCTGTAACTCGCACCCGCCACCGCGATTGCCTCAAGGCATGCTATGAATTGAGTTTGCAGGCTCTGAAGAGTTGCAAGCGGTAATCCGAAAAAAGTTTTTGAAAGCGCCATCCTTGGGCGCTGGTGTCAAAGTTTGCTTGCAATAAATTTTCCACGCGACTGCGTACCACGCTCGATGTCGAGCTTCCTCCATGCCTCTGCTGGCATGGAGACGGATTTTGAAATTGAGGCGCGGCCCTTGACGTTGGCGTTCTTCTTGCCTTTCGGGCGGCCAGCGCCTTTGCGCTGGCCTCCGTGGGTGAAGAGCTTGCTCATTTTGCTATCTTCTCAATTATAAATCCACGCCCAAGTTCATCAGTTAGACTCTCGGCTTCGAATTTTGTGTAGGTTGTAGCGTGCTCTAGGTTGTTAGTTGTGTGTATATCGGCTGACCCGTCACGCTCCCAGTTAATGCGTGTAATATAGCCACCGCTATGTTCATTAAGAATAATGTAGTCCGGCACATTTTGCATCGCAATCGTGCTGTTTTGGTCGTGAAGGATTGTAATTTTCATTTTTTTGTTTTTGGTTTGGTTTGGTTTGGTTTTTTTGGTTAGGCCCAGAATTTTCCGGATTCAAAGACATGCTCACAGATGCGAGAGATCTCGTATTCGATTTCGGCTTGTTCGTCGCGATCCTCGTTGAATGGGACGCCTGTGATGCGGATGCTATTGTCACAATAGTCCTCATTAAGATGTTCGACCTCGGCATCTGGGTAGGTTTTTGCAATCTCTCGGTCGATCTCGGCACAATATCTGCGCAGGGAGAGCTCGACCTCCTCAGGTGTGCAGGTAGCATTGGGGTCGAGGCTGTCGGTGGTGGTGCGGATTGTAATTTTCATTTTTTTGTTTTTGGTTTGGTTGATTATCCGAGGCGAGCGGCAAGCCAGCGGACTGCACCGGCTTGGGTTTTGAAGGTTTTAGAGGCGCTGAATGTGAGGGCTGTAAATGTGCCGTCGTCGTTGCGGGTGATTCCGCGTGTCAGGCTCTCGTTGTTGTTCATTTGGATTTTTGTTGTGGTGTTGTTTTTCATAACGCAATCACTCTCTCACGCATTTGATTTTTTGTAAACAATTATTTTTCAAAAAATGAAAATAGTTTTATCGGCCCGCAGAGCCGCATGAACACTAGCTCTGCGGACGTAATCATTTTCGTGACACTACGAAATTGGTCACTCCCCTATCGGCAAAACTCCCGCGAGCATAGCAGATGCGAGCGCAATACACTCGCAATCGAAGAGGTGGTTCGGCCGTCCGCCGATCCGCACCCAGCGCGATTCCACCTGCTTTGTCTTGGAGTTGACGATGTCCTTTTTCATTTCGGAAACCATCTGCGAACGGTAATCGGTGCTCGCATCCCTTGGAGTCTCCCACTTCGGCATAGCGTCCGGCTGGCGCATTGATGCCAGCTTGTCTTTGATCTTTTCGTTCGAATGGAAAAAATAGAACGCTCGGAGGTTGTCCGATCCGGCGACTGCCGTCTCGATCTTAGAGACAAACTTTTTCACACGCCGACCGTTGCCGTCGATATGCGAAAAGCCATCTTGTCCCGATCCGTGCGAGGCGGTCCAGCCGTTGCGTGCGCACCGTTCGTAAACAAGCGGCGTGTCGTAGCCCGCATCGATGACGACGCTTCTCGGCGGCACATTGTATTGAAGCGCGAGGGATTCGATAGTCTCCCACGTGAGAATTTTACCCTCAGACAAAAGCATGGAACTGCCGTCTGCACGGAAGGCGCGAACAACATACCAGAAATGATCCCGCTGTTTGTCCACGCATAGAAAGCGCCTGTGCTCGCCGTCGATCTTCTGACCTTCG